TAAATGTAGATCTATTTTTAACAAGTCCACCCTCACAGGTAAATGCAAAAGGTTGAGTTTGGGACAGATCAGGCATCTACACAGCCCTCACATAGTTTTTTCTGTTAATGAGTTCAACCCTCATTCTTTTAACACCATCTTGATATTCTTTGTTTGCAAACTGTGCATTTTGTAAATCAGAACGCAACATAAAAGCATAGTATCTAGCACGTGCAATTATTACTGGTTCAAATCTAGCAGGTATAATAGAGGTATCTGTAGATGCAGATAAATCTGTATGTGTAATATAGTAATCAAACTTTATAGATAAATTATCACTATCTGGTATAGGACTTAATCCTATCTCATCATTGTAAGTAGTATAAACATATTCAGGTTCACCAAGTTTATCTATGGATGCTGCAGAATCAGTTTCTCTAAAATTATCATTCCATTCTTCATATGTTAAATACTTTAATCTTTTTGGATTTACATCATCCTCTGTAAGACTTATGAATCCTATAAAAGCATTAGATCCTGAACCTTCTGCTAACGTAACAAAATGTGTTACTGCTGTGGCAGCAAAAGTAAATCGTGTGTATGATGATTCATTTGCGTTGCTTATCGTAATAGTTTGTGATTTGGTTTGTGAACCCCCAGATGATGTTCCAATAGTTGCTGTTATAGTTGCTCCTGTAAGCTTAATTATAACTTCATATGTTTTACCTACAATAAGATCAGATATTTCTTGTGTAACTGATGCACTTGTTAATTTTAACGTATTACCAAATTTAGAACTTGCGGCAGGAGTTCCTGATACAGTTGTCCAACCAGTTATAGATGCTGACCCAGAAACTTCATAGTCACCATTTGTAATATAATCTTTTGGTTGCAAAAACACAGTATCATAGTCAAGATATTTTAAAGTTGAAGCTACAGTTTCAAATGCATATAATTGTTTTCCAGATGTAAGATCTAATGAACCCTCTGCTCGTGTAAAGGGCCAGTTAAGTTCTGAATTAATTATATCAGATATAGATCTATTCACAAAATCTTTTACAGATGTTTGTATGCCCCTTGAACTACCAAAATTAGAACTGGTTAGTTCAACTTCATTAACATCTCTTAACACATTATTTACGAGTGTCAGATACGTGCTTGCCATCTTGTTTCTCTAATTTATAAATTAATTTGTAAACTTCTTTGAAGTTTTTTATAATCTGATCTTTTTGTTGGTCAGTAGTTGCTTTTTTCATAGCAAACTCAAACGCTTCTTTACACAACTGCTTCATATTCTAGTATATATGTATACGAAATAAAATGCAACCTTTATCGTTTAAATTGGTCTTTTATGCTCTTTACCACACTCTTTATATCAAAAGGTTCTTCATTTGGTCTGTAGGGGCATTGATACTCTCTTGGACATTCTCCTGCATCATATGGAAGATATTCTCTATACTGAGTATTATTTGCTCCAATAAATACACATACACGTTGTTTGTTTCCTAATATTTGACTTGCTAATCTACAAGTTGTTGTTTCACCTCTTGCTTCACTTATTCCTAGCAAGATGTAAACAGCAAAAGCAAGTGCAAGTAATGCTAGACGGAAAGACTTATTATCCATATCATCCACCCTACTGCTCCACATCCTATGAGTGATGCAATGCCTATGATGGTATAGTCTCGTATCTGTCTGTTTCTTTCTTCTCTAGCATACACGGCTTCCCTTCTACTTCGCCTTATACGACCTTCTTCTTTTATTAAATCATCCCATGCTTGTAAGCCGTAATTAGCTATTAAAAAATTTTTAAGTTCTTC